AAGTGCATTACCACGCACGTTGACAACACTATTAGTCCAAAGTGTTCCACCATGACTATGGTTTCCAGTATTAGAAGTGCTTCCACTATGAGAGTGAGCGCCAGTGTTGCTAGTATTTCCGCTAAAGCTATGAGAGTGATCACCTCCTGCCGCAGCCGCTAAGTTGCCACTGTCATGCGTGTGACTTGGCAAGTTTCCTTCTGCCAAAGTAACAGTGTTCGATCCACCAGTGCTATTAGTATTAGTTGAAGCCTCACGACCTATAATAAATCTTTCTGTTAAATCTGGGGTACTGTTATTTCCATCGCATAAGTGCCAACCTGACGGAATGTTTGCATTTGTTCCTGACCACATGGCAATTAAACCTGACGGTATAGAAACAATACCTGTCAGCGCAGAACCGTCACCAGTTAAAGCTGTAGCCGCCAAAGTACCTGTTACTGTCGCACCTGTCGCTGATGCAGCAACTTTTGTGACGCCAGCGTGTTGCAATTCATTAAAGTCAGTATTGATGGCTGTCACTGATACTGTAGCAGTACCAGTTAAAGAAATAGCATTATCGCTGTTGCTACTTTCGCTGGGCGTTCTTGTAAGTGACGTTCCACTACTACTATACGTTCCAGTGCCTATCTCAAAATTAGCACCTTCCTCAATTACATATTGGACAACATCACTGTTACTTACCCCAGCGTCTGCAAAGCTTTGAAAGCCTACAGAAGCACTACCTAATGTAACCGTACCAGTTCCAGTAGTGCTAGTCGTCATTTTGGCTCTGTTAAAAAGTTTCGCCATGACGATCTCCTATTATGTAAGTGTTAAGATACCGTTAGTTCCAATATCTACTGTGAAAGTATCACCATCATTTAGCGTAAGTGATGATCCGTAATCATAATAACCTATCAATGGATCTGCTGGTGACGTCACTGTGTCATCATAGATAATCACATATCTAAAAGCTGCCACTGCACCACCTGATGCTGTCAAAACTAAGTCACTAGCTGATAGCTTATAAGTACCAGAAGTTTGTGTGCTTGTGACACTTGATAATGTTCGTGACGATAGGTTGGTGTAAGAAATCTCTGTAATATTTCCTAAAATACCATTTCCATCAGCCGCTGCGTTTGTTCCAGCCGTAGGGTCTGTGTTAGAAAGAGCCACTTTTAAAGTATCTCCATCTAGGTCCATTGTGTTAGCCAGATTGACTACAAAGTCATTTACTTTAGTAAAACTTGCCATTTAGTAGCTCCTTATTTTCATCCTGCGACCAGAGCCGCCAGTTTTTGCCCGTTCACTTTCCGCATTTATATCATTGATTGCCTTTTGATACAATGCACTCCATTCTGGTATTCTATTACCCTCAGATAGATATGGAGCAGAATGAAGTAAAGAACCATATAGATATGCGGAAGGATAATAAGTCATTAACCAGTTTGTACTGTTTACAGCTAAGTCTGGTATCTCTTCGTAGTAGGTAAGTTCGAAAACCGTATCTCCATCAGGCTTTGGAAATACCTCAAAAGCTTGATCTAGGATTGTATAAACTTTAGGAACACCAGCGTTATCATTGTTTCCCTGCCTTAACTTTGATATTTCCAAAGCTCCAACAAGTTCTAATATTTGAAAGTTTCCTGAAGTCTTTACCATTCTTACCGCTTCAAGAAAATTGTTTGGCAAAGCTGTATACTGGGAGTCAACCGTTGCAATAACTCTATCTTCCATACGCCAGTGTCTTATTTCCCTATTTAGTTGAGCTTCTGCAAGACTAATAAAGTCAGGAATAACTGATGTTAAATCATCTCTATTTAGAAAATCAGCTATGCTTGCTTTTAAATCATTGTAATTACTTAAAGCCATCTAACAATTCCATCTTCTACGAGCAGCTTTGCCACGTTCACCTGTCCAACCTCTAGACCTAGCGCAAAATGACTTCTTACGAGCCTTGTCTTTTGCAGTTAAGTTTTTCTTTTTCGTTACCGCCGTTTTAAGCTTTGAACCAGGATTAGCACGCCTATGCGCCGCTACACCCTTTGCCGTCATACCCGCACCTTCTTTTGCAGTGCGGTAATTACGACCCTTACCCTTGGTCGTTTTGCGTATGGCTTTCTCAGCTTTTCGCGGCATTATTACAACTGCCCTGCGGCCTTCATTCTTTCAAACATTTCGTAAGCTGCGGCTGGATCATTTAATAAAGCTCCTTGACCTGGGGTTCTTCTAACCAAATCCATAAATGCATCAAAATCGGGATCGCCGTTTCCTATCATGTTAGGATTGTCAACAACTCGACCGGGAATTACGGGTTGTTTAAAAGCGTCTGACCCGGCAAACAATAAATCTATACCCCTAACTGGCAAACCCATATCCGCTCTTTGACCGCGAGACATAGCATCATACTCTGCCTGGCTTACTTTGTTCATAGCTATACGCATACGCTCACGATTATCTATGTTTTGTTGTGCCTGGATACGACCATCCTGGGTAGGATCAATGTCATTACCATAAGTAGAAACAGGCGGATTTCTGTAACCCGAATCATAACCTTGTGAACGTGGGTCCATATAGTCCATGTTCATACTTGCACCACCAAACGGCTCAAGCCCCATACCACGCTCCGCAGCTACACCAGTAATATTCGGTCCTGGACCGCCGAATGGGTCTAACGCACTTGCAGGTTGTGTAAAACTTGCCTCTTGAGCCGCCATTGCATCCCGATTTGCAATACGCTCACCAAAACCTTCTGGCCTAATCCTTGGCCTTGGTATTTCACCTGAAACAGCTTGTTGAATAGGTGAAGTTGTTGGACCACCAAAAGCACGCTCACGTTGTGAGCCATATGGGTTAATACCAATGTTGTTTAATATCTCACTTAAAGGGCCACCCTTAAAAGTGTCACCGCGAGTATCACGACCACCGCCATCCATAGCATCAATAAAACCTGGAATGTAACGCTTGTTAGCTTCATCAAAGTAACCAAACTTACCATCAGAATTAGCGGCTGCCCTATCTTCAGCAGATGTACTCTCGTATCGAGCCGCTCCCTTGTTTGATCCCAGGCCACCTTTTCTCTCTCCCGCCCTAGCTTGGGCAGAGTGCGCAGCTTTAAACGGATTAGGTTTACCAATTATATCAAAATGCCGCTGTATTTTTTCAGCGTGTGTCATCTCAGCCATTACTTCTTACCCTTCTTTTTTCTGCTCAATTTTTTTAAATCTGCACCTGTAATCTTTTTACGAGGTGGGGCTAAGGCTGCAAGCTTTTTCTGCTTTGGACTATATTTTTTAAACGGCATTACTTTTTCTTCCGCTTAACAGGCTTTGCCGTCTTTGCCGCTTGTTTAAAGTTTTTAGCCGTGGGCGCACCTTTAGACCCAGGTTTCCTCATTGTTTCGCCACTACCACCCTTAATTCTACGGCGTTTAGCTGCAATATTGGCGTATAGCCCAGGTTTCTTAGCCATTATTTTTTCTTACCGCCCTTTTTAGGTGGTCTGCCCTTCTTACTTCCGTAAGTACCTTTTCCATGAGGCATAGCTATCTCCTTTTTTTGCAACGTAACACATTATGCAATCCCACGCAAATTACGTTTTATATTATTTCTCCAACTACTAAATGCGCCAGACAAAGCCGTTGCCGCATCACTCGCCATCGTTAAACAAAGTGCATCAGCTAAATCAGGTGACGCTAATCCACGCTTACGCATCTCATCCTTACTCTCAGCTTTCATCTTACCACTAGACGTAAAACTATACCGAATACCTGTCAACTCAGCCACCAACTGATCGTCTTTCGGCAACTTACACGCTCGATCCTCAAGCCAACCCTTCGTTTTAAACCACAACTCAGACCGTAAATTTAGGTAAGTATCACCCATACTCGGCGCTTCCGCCACATTCACACCACGAACAGGCAAGCCAATCTCTTTTAACCTATCGACCACACCCGAACCTACACCAATACTGTCCACAAGGATCTGTGTAGGTTGACGTGAAGGAGGCAAACTCTCATATTCCGCCACAACTCGACCAACAGTCTGCATCAAATCTAACCCATTCCACGACCGCATTTCCGTCACAATCGGACCTTGGCGCTTACATAACGCTGTTTTGTCCGTACCAAACCTAGCCACATCCAATCCCCAGACACTAGTCGTTTCCTCATCAATCTTAACATCTCTATGCAATGCATTCTCTACCAGGTGAAACGGAATAATAGTATCATCATCTGCAAGAGGGAACTCACCCAATACACGAATGCGAAACGCATTGCTTTCCTCACCATAGCGCAACTTCATCTCATCAATGAACTCCTCGCTAACTAAAGGACTATCCACACAAGACCAACGCCTTGTCCACCAACTAGAAGCTAACCTATTCTGGCTCTCAAAAAACGTGCCGCTACTTCGAGTAGGGTTGCTCAACATAATCGTGGTCGCATTATGACCAGACATAGAACCTGCCGCCGCCTCAAATACCTGCTCTGGCACACCACTAGCCTCATCAACAACCAACATAACGTGTTCCGAATGCACACCAGCCAAAGCTTCTGGCGTTTCCGCTCGACTAGTTCTCGCCGAAATAAACATCTCACTAGGCGCAGAAGTATGCTCAACACGATCCGACTTCACATTCAATAACGCCTGGAACGCTTCGGGCAACTCATTAATCCACCGCTTTAACTCCGCAAACAAAGCATCAAACAACTGACTAGAAGTCGGCGCAGTTACAACAACCTTATTAGGGTAGTGCATTAGAAAATACCACAGCATAGCCCAAGATGCAGCCGTTGACTTACCCGTACCATGCCCAGACCTTATGCTAATCTTACGCTCACCAGACGCAATAGCTTCCAAGAACTCCGCCTGGTAATCTAAAGGCTCTACGCCAAGCACCTCGCGCACAAACAATGTAGG